GCAAGTTGCTGAATAGCATCTGTACCTCTTTGTACCAAAGTTCCCTTGTCAATAACCCTCGTTTATCGCAATACCAAATAGCCTCGAATACCTTGTCACGTTCATCGTCGAATTTTGCACCTACAAAGTGTTGAACCACCGCAAATGGTTTCTTTTCGGTTAGCAAGTCTTTGAGCGATTTGAACCCTAACATTGTCCTAACTTCCTTTCTTTTTCTCATAGTTTTTCGATTTCGGTTTTAACGTCATAATAAAAGTCGTAAACTTCAGGTTTCTTGTCGAATACTATTGAAAGTATTTCTATAACCGCGATTAACGCGCATTTCTTGGCGATGTCTTTATCCATATATAAACCGTGTTCACTAAAAGGTCTTATATCTAAAGACATATAGCATTCTAATAATGTGGTCGCCTTATCTCTCGCTCTCATTCCTCAAATCTATTAGTAAATTCATCCTCCTTTTTCTCATAGTTTTTCAATTTCGGTTTTAACGTCATAATAAAAGTCGTAAACTTCAGGTTTCTTGTCGAATACTATTGAAAGTATTTCTATAACCGCGATTAACGCGCATTGTTTGGCTGTCTTGTTAACCGCAAATGTGAATGTGTAGTTAACGTCACGGTATGTAAATGAGCAATCTTCCATATTGAATCTTACATAAGTTTCGTAAGTGCTATACAACTCCAATGCTTTCTCTTTTGCTGTCATTCCTCAAATCTATTAGTAAATTCATCCTCTTTTTTGTCAAGTTCTTTTATTGACCTTGCAAGCGCAATTAGCGCAATCATTCCAAATGCTAATAGTGCTATTTCCATTTTGTTTTGTTTTAAAGGTTTTCGTAAGTGCTAACAAGTAGGCTGTCAACGTAGCATATTGCCTCAATGTGTTTCTCATCGTTTGAGTCATCATCGAACCAATCGAACGCTTCGCTGTTCGTTGTGTGAGCCGTTACATCAACTCCGTTAACTATTCCTGTAACGATATATTGACCGTAACCGTTACCTCTTTTAATGCTTTGATTTGTGATTGTTGTGTTCATAATTTTTTCGTTTTGATTACATGACAAACCTACTGAATAAACCAATCCGTTTTCCGTTAATGTGATGAGCGGTGCAAATATCTGATGAGTGGTAAAATAAAAAAAGCGCACCCCGAAAGATGCGCTAAAACCTAAAACTATGAACAAAAACTAAGCGAATATACGAATTAAAACACTACGCGGCTATACCCTTTTTCGATTGTTTCAAATAAAAGGTCTTTAGGTGTTGGTTGTGCGTTTTCAAAACCTCGCACTAATGCAACGTGTTCTGTGCAGTACAAGCGTTTGCGCTCTTTGTCCTCGCTCTTTTCGTTCCAATTATCGCGTTTCTTTTTGCAGATGCGGTTGAGTAGGTCAATGAACCGTTTTCGCGGGTGACGAATAACAAGGCTTTCAAAGTCGTAACGAGTGCCTAACAAATCGAACTCAATCTCTTCGTACTGTTTGCGCTTTTCATCGGTTAATCCCGTTTCTCGCATCACGATAAACTTGTAGTTGAATCTTTCCACCCACTCATCCCACGGTTTGGCGGTTAATCCCTCACGTTGTGCATCGACCACATAAGGTTTGCCGTTGATTAATCGGAAATGTCCCGCGTGGGAAAACTCGCTGTTTGCTATGGTTGTGATTGCCTTGCTTAATAATCCATCACCAACGCAGAAAAGGATATCAAAATCCTGTAATTGGCTTGGGTTAATCTTTACTTCTTTCATAGTGGGAATTTAATTGAATCAATGTGACTTTCTATTGCTCTTACATTGTCTTTTTGAACGCGCTTAACAGTGAATTGTAAGATTCGCCCTCCGATTGGTTTGGGTGGTGCACCTCGTTCAACGTGCCACCCTTTTGAACCGTTCCCGTATTCCTCTTTATACGTACCTGTGAGCATCATGTGAATGTATTTATGCTCTACGTAATAACCTTTTTGGGAATGGTTCACTACTGTGTCACGAACATCTGTACGTGCTGAATTTTCGTGAATATGCCCCATTGTAAAAACGTCAAAACCTTCGTATAATTCAAGTGCGCGTGTCAAGTTAATCGCACCTTTCGTAACGATACCGCCACCGCCAGAACCGTGAAAGTATTTAATCTTCCAAGTCTTTGTGGAATTGCTGTTTTCAAGATATTGCCTAACCACAATCCAACCACCGTATCCACCAACTTCAATCTTGGTATTTGCTTTCGCGTTTAGTAGGTCAACAAAGCGTTGCAAAATATCCGTTTCTTGGTGCTTAATTATGCCAGTCTCATGATTGCCTTGACCGAATCCAATAATGTGGTCAGCATACGGCAAAAAGAAATCCACCGCAGTGTTTACGATGGAATCAAAATAGAACGCGTTGTTGTGTTCAGGTCGAATGTCGGATTTATTCCCTCTACGATCTCCGCGACCTTGCATAAGGCAGAACGTATCACCGTTAAAGAACATTGGAATGTTATTCTTTTTGCAGTATTCTAAGTCACGTTTAAGAATGTCTAACCGCGTTTTGGGGTTATCCCAATGCAAGTCGGAAAACATACCAATTTGTACGTGTTCACCTACTAAGTCAACTATGTGAATGTTATTCCCCTTGCTCATCTTCTTGCTCTTTAGATTCAACTTGCGCACCGTCATGAAGTGCAACCCCACCCGATAACGCTGCGATTGTAGTTAAGGCAGCAATGCCGAAAGGATTAGTGATAGCACCAACCAACAATAGCGCACTTGCAGCCGTACCGACAACGGTCATTAATCGACCTCTACGTTTATTCGCAGCGGGAGTTTTTGCCGTGAATCGTTTAAGCAATCTTTTGATTTTTCCTCTTTCCATTCGTTTCGATTTTAGTTTCTTTGGGTAAAACACACACTAACGGATTTGGATGAGTGCCTGAATAATCTAACAAGTTTATCGCAGTGCTACGGGTGTAGCAATCATGTAACTGTTGTTCTACTTTCTCAAGTCGAGTTTCTAACTTATTAATGTAGATTAAGGATAGGAATAAGGCTACCGTTGCGCCTCCGTTGACCTTGACAAACTGAATAATTTTTTCGGCATTCATTGTGTTTTGTAAGTGTGTGAGTATAAAAGTACTAATTATTAGTTAACAAGAACTAAAGTCTTGCGATTTTAATTGAGTGATTCGACGATTGTATTAAGGTAAGTTACGGTAACATCTGTCGCATCCGTGTCGTTTTCAACCCAAATTTCAACGTAATCGTTTGTCGCTAATGAAGTAATGGTTTGAACCGCTACTGATTCGGCACGTTGGTTTGTGTTTGTTGTGACGTACATCTCGGAGTTAGGTATTACCGCCCCGTTTTTAGCAACATAAAAGCCTATCTGTTTGTTTGAAGTTGTTGATGTAACAGATGCGACCGCAGTTACTTTAAATGTTCGTGTTAACGCACCTATGTACGTTGCACGGTTGTTTGAGTGTGTGAATCGTTGGTTAACACTTGCTGCCGTTGTTGTTCCCGCAATCTTAACCGCTACACCTTGCGTTACAATATCTGTGACAGTAGCGTTGCTCTGCATAAAGTAGTTTGCAAGTTCAGCACTGTTTGAGATGTTTCGACAGTTTACGAATAGTGATTTATTATCGTTGTACTGAACACCTGCGTTATAAGTACCTCCACCGCTAAAGTTTACCGTATCTAAGATATAACCCTCAACAGGAATAGATGCGCTTGTAGAAACGTTCAAAGATGTTTCACCACTCAGCGAAACAAATGAACTGTAAATAACTCGGAAACGTCTTGTAATTGTAGCGGTGCTTGGTATTGTTATTGTAGTTGAAGATGAACGCCCATCGAACAAACACTGGCTAAAACCAACCGTACCGAATGAACCATCAAAAGTTAACCCCGCTGAATTAAGTAACGCGGAATCGGTCATGATAAAGTTATTGTAATTAGCAATAGTACCAACAACCGCACAATCTGTGAAGTTCACACCGAACCAATCTAATGCCGTGGTTGGTGAACTACTCCCGTTCAAGTTCAAAGCAAGTTGTGCCTCGATTGTAATATTGCGAATTGGCAACGAATAAACCGATGTAATTAACGCACTTGTTAAGCCTGTTGACTTAATACGGCAATTCTCAGATGAACCGCCTATGATAGTTGTATTTTCACCGCATACCAAGCGGTCACCTTGCAAGTCGATTGTAGTTGTTATGAAGTACGTGTAATTGTCGACCAATGTAATCACACCACCAACTGAATTTGGTAAGTCCGAAACACTGTTAACGATTACTAACTCCTTCGCTGCGCTACCTCCCGCAGCCGTACTAAAACCCGTGTTATCGCGAATCCACGTTTTGAAGTCAGCATACGCAACATTGTTCTCGTCTGTTATGTCCGCTTCAGCAATACCCTCTTGGGTGATTAGGTTGTCACCTTTGCGTAAGTACCATAATGAATCTGAACCTTGGTCTGCACTAACTTGAGATGCGACAACCTCTGTAACATCTGAAACACCGTTATCAATAATAAGGTAGTTCCCGTCTTTGTAAATCTTTGTAGCCATTATTCAACAGTTGGAGTTAGTAAAGTTTCCATTTCATCAGCCGTGACTTTTTCCACATCGCTTGCAGTCAATTCCCAAAAATACACTTTCTGAACCTCGCTACCATCCCAAACTTTTGAGTTAATGAAAGCAATCTGAGCAATCATAACGTCATCATATTGGCTTGGAGTTGGATTACCTACCGCACCGTAGAACGTACTCATCTTGTAAATAGCATCGCGCTTTGAGATGATTTTTAAAAATGGTCTTGTAACCGTTCTTTCCTCAGCTTCATAGTAGTTAACCGTTTCGCCCGTTTCGCCATCCATACGCGTTTTAAGTACATTTACATTCTCTACCCTTGTTACGCTTTCAATTGTATACATAAATACGTCAAACGTCACCGTTTGCGCTTCCTTGCTTTCTCTACGGTTGCACGCCTCCATGTACACCACCGCACTTTCACGGTTCATCGCATCTACTACCTGTGGTTGTTTAGTTCTAATCATTTTTTTTTAATTTATTGAATTGTTAAAAATCCCCCACCCACTATGTTTGTAGGGTTAGTTGCCCATGTTGGGTTAACATACACCATCTTCACTAAATCTCCATCGACAAAAGGAATATTTAATGATGTGTTATTCCAATTCCTAATAATTGTATTTGCACCAACTGTTTGTACCAAATAATCCGTGCCGTTGTGGCGAACATACAAAGACCAGTTTTCATTTGAACCAATAACACCCGCAGCAAATGTGGTTAAATATGCGCCACGTATCACACCGCTTCCGCTCATTCTCATGTCTGCATATGTTGGGTAGACCGCTACGTTTTGCAATCCACCTATACTACTTCCAAAGCCTAATGTTAAGTTGTCTTGTGGTGAAGATACTGAAAATGATATGGTAATAAATCGTGTATCAACACCTTGCCAAAACGTACCGTTGTAGACTTCCTTTCTGTTCGTTGTTGTATTGTAGATTTCCAACCCTGTTGCGGGCGTTCCAATCGCATCACGTTGGGCTGTGGTCATGCGTGGGAGTAGTACACCTTTTGTCGTACTTCTAATCTCAGTAATCGCGCTCGCATCAATTGCGCCCGTTGCACCTGAATATGTTTCAATGAGAAAGTCACCTCTAAAATCACCCGCCTTGCTTGTAGCGGACTCACCCTCAACACCAATACCCGAAGATGATGAACCAGAAACACCCGTGCCACTTGTAGAAGAACCCTGTACACCCGCTGCAGTGTTTGCAATCGCAGTCACGGCAGTCCCGTTACTTGTGTTTTGAAAGTAAGCAACCTGAGAGCCTGTGTTGTACATGACCAATCTACCGTTATCCAATTCCAAGTCGTAACCCGCTAATTGATGGTCACGATTTCCTGTGAATGTTAGGTTTGTGTTTGCGAAGTTGGTATCTCCTAATTGCGCGCCTGTAACGCGTTTTGAAACGTAGCCCCCTAATCCGTCTGGTTCGGAAATTTCTACCAAGTCTGTTGAACCAATAGTTGAGCCTTTAGCGGGTAATTCACTTATTTTTTTTGTTGACATTCTCTAATGATTTTAGGTAAATCTTAATTTTCTCCGCGTTCTTTTGGCGCGGTTTACTTTGTTTTATAGAACCCATCCTATGAAGTAATTATCTGAATCAGGTGAAACATCACCGTTTGAGTTTTCGTTGTATTCAGGGAACAAGTTTTGATTGTAGCAAATGTAGTCATTCAAACGCTCGGCATAGTTTTGCGCAGTTTGTCGTTCTTTTTCTACCAAGAAATCAACCTCATTTTTATCAACGCTTTCACTGTTTTCAGCACCGTGTTTATAAACTCCCTTATTTGCCACCGTATAAGCCGCCCACGGCAAATATTCAACCATTGCAAAGTGAATCAAAACGGGCTTAATGTAGTCGGTAACTAGCGTTAAATAGTCGCCCGCTAAAGTCGCGTTTTCAATGTCGTCTTTAACCTTGTTTAGCAAGCGTGTACCGATAATATTCTGTAAATGTATATCTTGCGCAATCTTTATGTATTGCACAAACTTGTCCGTGTCTACATTTCCGTTTAAGGATGTAAACTTTACAAGATCGTTTCTGTTGATTAAAAGTGCTTCTGCCATTTTATCCGATGTTTTTCTTTACCCAATTAGGATGGTGTCCGTTGTACGGCATATCCTTCGGTGCTATTTTGCTTTGTGCGTTTCCTGTTGGTCTTGGTTGGTACGTCTTAGGAATTGAATTGACTTCCTTTGCCGAACTCAAAGATTTAAATTCTGTATCTTTTTTAAGACGATACAACGCCTCAGACCAATAGTGTGAACAGTTAACCCCGCCTTTAAATTTAAATAAGTCATAAGGCTGTTTCTCGTGTCCTAATTCTTTGTTAACTCCTGCACGACTTGCGCGGTCAATATCCTCTAAGCGATAAACAACACCGCTGTTAGTGCGGCTCATCATTTGCTTGCAAAACTCACGGCTATTTGCAGACGAATAACGCTCTGAATATTGGTAACGTACTTTGTAAACAGACTTATCTAGGTAACTATCGCGGCTCGGTTGCGCTTTAATTACTTCTGCAAGTTTCGCAAGGAATGTCTTTTTAGGTTTTATCAAACGATTCGCCCAATCTTCAATAGGTTCATTGTCCTCTTTGTATTCGCGTGTGTCAACCAATTCCCACTCATCGTCTACACTTTCACCTTCAAGTGTTTCTAAGATGCCATTAAATTCGTCGTCGTTTAAATCTGACGATAACTCCACGCCAGTTTCCTCTTGTACTTGCTCTTTGTTTACAGCGTTTTCGACATCTACAAATTCAAGCGGCTGCAATGTCTTAAAGAACAACTCTAATTGAACTTGATTGTATTGTAGGATTGTTTCAAATGCATCTGTTAACAGTTCTTGTTTTGGTCGAATCACCATGTTGTCAAACAGGATAGAACTATTCTTTAATTCGTCTGCATTTGAAGAAAACCCGTTAGTAGATGCAACCCCAAACAAAAGAGGGCTAGTAACATTGTGCGAAAGCATGATTTTACGCAAACATTCTTCGCTTAAGTACTCGTAATGCTTTGGCGCATCGTTCAAAGGAATATCGTCAACCGTTGTGCGCATTTCTGCATTTTGGTTGAATGATACGATAACCTTTTGACCTTTTGAGCCTGTTAGCTTATTCAATACCTTACGGCTAGTTACATTCTGTTGTTCTTCGCTTGGAATGCCATTATTGAAGTTTACAACCTTTGTACCACTGAATCCGTTTTGAACCTCATTAATTAAGTAATCAGAGATTTCCTCCTCTAGCAACGCATAAGGCAATGCGCCTTGGTAATCTACTAAAGAATAGTATTTCATCCCTACGGTGTGCTTACGCACAAACATAACTTCTAATCCCTCATTTGAAGTGCCAAACGCAGGTACTCTTTTAGGTGGGAATTTCTTTGTATCGTTCCAATTATCCGAATAGTAATAACCTTTAATTTCTCCGTTTTCGTCGCACTTTTCAGATCGCCAAAGCTGAACAGGTGAATGGTAAACGCTTACGATTTTTTTACGGTCTTTGCTGTAAATCACCTGAATCATTGCACCGCCTAGTAAGTACAAATCATCTACCATTTTACGCACTTCTTCCTTTGGAAATAGCGTAACCATTTGCGCATATTCATTCGGGTGTTTAGATGCGTTTAATGCGCCCAAACCGCGCCCGTAAATTAAACGGCAAATGTTGTTAATGATGGCGTTATTCGTCGCGCTGCCTGTGTACCTGTCAATCAAGTACTGATAGTAGTCATTATTTGCTCCGTATTCAACCCATTCATCCTTTTTACTTTCCTGAATTACAGGTGAAGTGTAAGATGAAAGTTGCAATACGTGAACGTTTGTATTATTATCACTCATAGAAAACAAATTCGTTATTAGTGCTTGTTGCTGTATATTGACCGTTGTTAATTGTGAACGATGTTAACGGTTGATTAGTGCAAAATACTTTGTCATAAAAAACCAAATCCGTACCGCTGTAAACTTTCACAATGTAGAAGCGATTTTCAACCGTTGGGAATACCGCGTCGAATGAATAGTAGTAGTTACCGCTTGTACTTGGTATCTGAATATTTGAAAGCGTTAAAACAGTTAATTCGCCTGTTGCTTCATCCAATACCGTAGCACCGTCAAACGTCGTGCCTTGTGGCATGAATCTGAACGTTTGCGCGTTGTTTGTTTCGTTTAGTATTGTCATATTTTTATAATAACAGATTTGCGTTTTTGTATTAATAAAAAAGGGCAGCCGCAGCCACCCCTCTTAACTCAACAAATGGAAACCTATTAAGATGTCACGATTGAAGCACCTGAACCGAATACAGAAGAAACTGCACCCGCTAGTGTAGCCTCGCTTGAACAATCCAAGAAGTTCGCAGGAATATTCTCCATTGCTGTGAATGTCAAATTGTACCCATTGAAGTCACCCATTGCAGTACCGCTTGAAATTGTCCCAGCTGTCATGTCAGAACCGCGCTCCAATCCCATCAAAAAGAATTGGTTTGTACGTGTCTTAACAACGATGTGAGGGCGACCGTAAGCCAACAATTTAACTGTTTTGTGTGTAGCAACGTCCTGTTTTTTCAACTGAATAGTAAGTACCTGTTCAACGAATGTAGTACCGTTATCGCGTGACGTTTGAATTGTTTGCTCAAATGAGTTCG